TCTTCTTGTTCACATGGATGGCGCCGCGCCGAGCGTTGCAACTGGCGCATGAGCCGACGATGTTGGTTCTGTCGTAAGGGTCGCCGCCGCGGTCTAACTCGACAACGTGATCGGCTTGGCTACTTGGTTTCTTGTGGCACCAGTGGCAGATGGGTTCTTCTTGTAGGACTTGGGCCCTGAGTTGTTTCCATTGTTTGGTGTTGTATACAGGGTTCGCTGTCATGGTGAGATCATAGGGCAAGGTCAAGAGATACTGACGCCCAAGCGAGAAGGGCACTCGCTCGGTTGTCGTCGTTTGTCATGGGTTGCGCGTGTGGTGTTGTGCCCCCACTATTTTGGCAAGTAGCCACGGGAGCCTGTCTGAGTAGGTGGAGAACCGTTCGCCTTTGCGTTAGGGAACGCTGATCGCTCACAATGCGTGAGCGTCTACCCTCGTTTCCGAGTGTTCCCAGAGCAGGGGTCAGATTCCTGCAAGAGCTAGTGAACGCCTCTGTGCGCTCTGATGGTGTCAGTTGTGATGGGAGGCTAGACGCGCTTAACCAGTAAGGTCAAGCAGGGTCAACTGTTCAGAACGGTTCTGTTTATAACGATTTTGTTTGTAACCGGTTAACACTCCGCTTTTTTGTTGCGCGTTAGTCCTTACGCGATGACAATTAGCGCAGATCAAGTCACATTTGTCCATTTCGTGCAGCAACCTGACAGTTGTGTACGTATGAAGATATTCACTGATTGCAAATGATTTTTGCTCAGGGTCACGATGGTCAAAGTCAAATACGAAAGTGTTATCGCGTTCTACTTTTTTGAAACAATCCATGCACGCAACTCGAGCAACCTTTTGATCAATCAACCAATCTTTGCGATCCGCTTTCCGAACTGATGGAGGCTGACGTGCAATTCGTGGTCTAGAACCTTTTTGTTTCCTTGACCATTCAGTCGCAGCTTGTAAACACATTTGACAATGTTCGCCACGCTTTCGGTGATATTGATATTTTGCTCGAGTTCCACAAATTGCTTTTGTGCCGGGCAAACGGCCTGATCCAACGCCACCCATTATTCAGCTGCGACGGTTTGGTGCTTGTGGGATTCGAGTGCAACCCATTGGCCGTTAATGTTCATCTCGGCAAACTTGATCTTTTCGGGTGTGTAAAAGTAGCCGTTAATCGTCAGAAAGATGACTTTCTCATCCTGTACGGCAAGCGCAAACACTGGGGTTTTGAAAGACCATTCGTCGCTTCCTGTAGTGATCCGCATCGGGTTAATTGGTTGCATAAATTCAGTCATGGTTTGGTTCCCTTGCTAGTCGGTCGCTGATTTTGTCTAGGTCTTTAGGCCGCCAGACGTGGACTTCTTCGCCCGAGTCTTCAAGCGCGTTGATCCAGTCCCACTGCAAATTACTGACCACACCTTTGGGACCTTTTAATTCAACAAAGATGGTGCCTCGCACAGGGTGAGTCATTACTAGATCGGGAAAGCCTTGGTCGCCCGTAGTCGGCGTGATCCACCTACCCGGTCGGATCTGTGCGGGCTGGGTGTGCATAACTTTCCAACGATGCAACTTAGCCAAGGTGATAACAGCCTTTTGGAATTCTGCCTCGGACGGATCAGCCACCGTTCATGAGCCTGTCAATAAGTTGTGATGCTTCACGCTTGGTTTCAGGGACAGGACCTTCCCAATTTTTGGCTCGAAGCATCCCAAGTTGTTTGGCGGTCGGCGGTTCACCCGATGATCCGATGGTTTGAGTGCGTGGTTGTGCAGCTTGTGGCGCGTTGGTTGTTGTTTGTGGTTCACCGCCTTGGCGGTACACCTTGACCATTTCCTCCAGTGACGCACGTTTGTTGGAGCCTTGATACTGGTAGTTAGCAAGTGCGCGTCCAGCGGCCGAAGTCTCACAGTTCTCTAACGCGCTAGTTTTGTTAACCATTGACGAGCCACGGACTTCCTCAGCAAACCCTGTCGTTGTCGGTACTGGGTCAGCAATGTCGGCATACAACGACGCCTTCATAACGATTCGAGTGCCGTCGTCCACAATGATTTCGGTGACAATGCGTCCGCGTGGGCAGTCTTTCCAAAAAAGTGGGAGGCGTTCTTGCACTGACGCGTAGTCAGCTGGATTGAAACTCATGATTCCATGTCCTTCATGTGTCGGGCCTGTGCAGCCGTTTGGTTTTTGAGATTGTTAACCACTCGAATCATGGAGACACAACGTGCAGTTTCCTCAACTGTCATTCCTTGAAAACCAAACTCTTCAGCGCATTTAAGACATATGCCACGCAGCTCTACACGCATCCGAATATCGGCAGAATTAAAACCTGACGCGCAAATGTTGCAGTTCATTTGAAACCGCCCAGACGCATAGCCACGATCGCGTCCTGAGTGCTTTTAGTCAGATTAGACAGATAGATACCGTTCTCCTCAGCAACATAAGCCAACTCAAACAAGGCCTTACGCAACATCTCAATATCTGTCTTTTGAGCGTCTAACTGCCAAGCGGCTGCTTTCATAGCAATCTCAGCTTTAGCGATCGCGGCGGTCATGTCCGCTAACTGTTGGTTCATGGTCGGGGTTCCTTGATTTGTCGGTATTTGCCGTCACGATATACCAGCGGTGTGGCTGGGTTTGTGTCGGATTGTAGTTGGCGTCGTTCTTTCCATGTGAGACCCCCCCATATGCCGTAGCACTCAAGCTGGGTCGTGGAATATTTGAGGGACTCGGCTAGGCAAGACGCCCTGACGATGCAGGTCGCGCAAACGGCTTTTGCTTCAGCAATTTTTTTGCGTGAGTACCGTTCACCCGGTTCAAAGATGAACAGGTTTAAGTCCATGCCTCGACAAGCTGCGTGATCCCACCAGCGGTCTAGCACAGTCGCCAAGGTTTCCATCCGCAACTGCCTGTCTCAGCAATATCGGAATATAGCAAGTAGGCAAACCTCAGGTTAAGGGTTGGGTCTGACATGGCTTCAGCGAACGGCATATTAAACACTTGCTCCACGTACTTAGTATGGATCTCGTTGATCTGAGCCACGCCGTGGTCCGATCCGTTGAAGCGGTCTGCCAGTTTAGGGTCACTGGACAGCGGTGTGATGTTAAGACAGCGTGTTTCCTTCCACAGGAGGCGACCTAGTTTTTCTAGCGTTTCGGTTTTGTTGGGCCAGCCGACCGTGATCGCAGTCTGGAACCATTCTTGACATTTCGTGTCCGGGTGAAAGTCGGCAAGTCGAGTGAATGGCACGGTGCTGGTCGTCGTGCTGGTCGTTGTTGTTGTGAGCTCTTCTGCGCGGTCCTCAAGTTGTTGGGGTGTCAACATTCCGAGCGTGACCGTAGAGGGCACAGACGGCGTTTTAATGGTGTCTGCGTTGCCTTGGACGCCTGTGATCGCCCATAAGGCGCATATTCCATAAGTGAATATTGATAAGAGTAGGAATCGTTTAAGGTTCATTAGTAGTCCTCTGATAGGTCCGCAACTGATTTGCGGGTGCTGAAGAATCCCTCCAGCATTGGTTTTTGCATGATCTCTCGGGCCATAAAGGCGCGGTAATTGTTGTTGAATTTGAACTCGCTACTGGGGTCGTTGGTAATTGCGTGTTCGTAGCGCAAGACTTCAATAAGAGCTGCGATGCCGTAATGCGTGTATCCGCGGTGCATCAGCTGGTAGCACATTTTTGTGAGGGTCGGCATGACCCAAGGGTTTGCCTCTTTGAAGGCTTCATATTTGAGCATCTCGGCTGGAACAGCGAGAACGTCAAAAAGGGATTGTTGCATTGCTTTCCTCCTGCGGTCGGGGTCCCGCTATCACGGGACGCACTTGGTTGCCAGTCATTTGACCGACTCCCAAGCCGATTGTCAAGGACCTAGCCGAATATCTTGGCGAACGCGTCCTCAACCAGTTTGGAGTTGTCGGCCATAAGCGGCGAGATCTCTACATGAGTCCAGTCGGCACCGGGTGTGCCTCCGTTGCGTGAGATCGTCCATTTAAGCCAGTTGTCGCGTGAGCAACGGTATCCAGCTCCCCACTTGTCAGTCGGGAACGGTACGCCTGTCCCGTCGTATGAATGAATCTCTTCAATGCCCAAAAGGTCGCGATGCTGATACAAGAATTCAACTAGGGCTTTGCGTTGGGCTTTGGTGCCTTTAAGGTCAGTTGCTCGCCACGTTGCGTGGACGGACAGCTGCGGTCCCGATCGCATCGGACGGTTCGCATAGATGCCGATGTTCTTGACACCGAAGAGGTACTCACAAAACTCCACGAATCGTTTCGTGCCGGCGCGCGGTGTCGGATGGTTGCCGTCGGTGTTTCCTGTGTACGGTCTAGGACTCATCTTTGTCTCCTTTGTCTTTCAGGCCGTTACTCGCGAGGATTCCTGATAGTGCTCCGGTGAGGAAGAGCATCATCGGGGATAGGAGCGACCATGCGCTTTCATCGTTTGGTGATACTTCTAGAGGCTGGATGACGAAGAGCAGGCCGTAGAGCAGTGACGCAGTGGAGATGACAAAGGTTGCCGAAAGTGTAATTCCGACGATCAGGATGAGTCTGGCCTTGATCTCTGAGTTGGTGTATTTCTTCACGGGTTGCACCTTGTCGCTGTGGGTTGTTGTTTGCAGTTGTCTCGAGTGCGGTCATTGCATCCAGTAACGACGAACATGAGGACGACGGCCAGAGCTGCGATCACGGCGAGAGTTTTCATGTTGTCAAATTGTTAATGTTGTAGACGCTATTGACAACCCATGCCTCGTACTCTTCGTCTGTCATGAGTCGTTCGGTGTCGTCCACTTGAATGTAAACAGCGTCCTGTGGGTAGAGGGCCATGTATTCTTCAATAGTCATAATGAGTTCCTGTATCCGTAGACGCGGATCGTTCCGCCTGTGAGTGTTCCGGCTGACGGTGATAATACGAACTGGGTAAATGAGCTTGTTGAGTCGTAAAAGCCACCATGAGTGACCATGTTGCCTCCTGAGCATTGTCCCCAAATACTTTTACGGACAGCATTTGTCGGACTTGCGACATTAATCACCCAAGACGAAACGCCAGCAGTAATCGTTGATGATCGAGTCACAAGTAGTCGACCAAGGTTGGATGTTCCTTGAGCAGTCGCTGCTCCTGTTGTATCAATGAATTGTGCAGCACCGTAATATCCCGTCGTGTGGGCGGCACTGAATTGAAACACGCCCCAAACGAGCGTGGTGTTAAATGTTCCGCCAGTGACTGTGATGAGATAGTTGTCAAAGTCTGACGAGAACACACCAGTCACGGTCACGCTAGAGACTGCGTTGCCGATGGTTTGCGTCTTGATGTGAAAGAGTCCTTGATAGTTGCCAAGAGTCGAGACATCGTTCATCACATCTGAAGTCAGGATCTCGCCAGCTGTAAATGTTGGGAGGGTAGGAATAGCCATGTTGTCTCCTTAGAACCCTGCTAGGCCGTAGCTGAGTCTGTTGTTGTCAAGAGTACCGAAGATAGCGTCGTCAAGGATGAATGAACGATACAACTCCGCTGGGGTGAGGTAGAACACATACTCGGTCTTCTCAGGATCTGAGTTGATCTGCAGTCCCTCAATGACGCACTGAAAGGTCGTGTCTGAGGGTGTGCCGGGTGTGCGGTAGACAACATCTATGTTCTGACTGATGAAGTCGTTGTATTGCTGAAACAATGTAAGAGTCGAAGGGTTGACTGCGTAGTCCCATACATGGATCTCAAAGTAGACCTGATTCTCGCTTAACGCGTCGCCCATAAGAGCGGCCAGATATTCGGCGCATCCTTGGACTTGGCTACTGCTTCCGTCTACTTGTGTTGTTGTTGTCGCCCATGTTCCCCAGAGTGCAACTCCTGCAGCGTTTGTCGCTGTGTACGATCCGACTGGAGCGTCCACTGTGACAACGTTGTTGAACGAATCTCCGAGGGCAGATCTGAACACTGCGTTCATAGGGAGTACTGTCGCCGATGCAGTGCCACCGAATGACAATGTTGAGACATTCTCGCCGACCTGAGACCTTGCTAACAGTTTGATCGTGTCGCCGTAGTTAATCATGAGGCCGTGTTCGGTCTGCATATTTTGGGCGAGTCGAGCACCGATAGTGCCGGTGTAATTGAGAGTCCCATACGCTGCACTGTTTCCGTCGTTTGTAAAGCTGATCAGTGCTGTGTATGGGGACAGTTGCTCAAGCGTGTTAAGATCGCCCAGATCCTCTTCTACGAGTTGCTCACGCGACAATACTCCGAACAGATCTATTGCTGTGATCGTCGCTGTTGCACCATTTGACGCGTACTGGAAGCCGTCATCGTAGGAAACGCTTTCAGTGTAGAAGAAGCTTCGAGCGTTGTTGTTTGTTCCTACTCCATCCCTGAACACTTTGATCTCTGATCCGGGCAAGAAAGCGGACGCAAGACCTGTCGAGTTGTCAATAGTGAGCGACAGACTTTGAGGGGAATAGTTCTCAAGCCATCTCTTCTTCCCATTAAAAAATGACAGCGAATACACGAACCCGTCAAGGCTGTATCCGTCCACTGTGACCTTCCAGAGGTTCTGATTGCTCATAGTGGCCTTGTGGTCACTGGCACTGGGCCACTCATTCGGACATAGCGTTGCAGAGCTGCGACGACAGCGTTCGGATCTGCTGAAGTGACTGTGATGTTGATCGTGTTGCCACCCATGCTTCCGAGCCTGTCAAGTGGGATCACTGCTTCAGGCCCTTTTTCGCCGATCATGGCAATCGTTGGGCCCGTCGTGATGCCTCCCTCAGCTAGTCGAGGCAATTTGACATCTGGGATCGTTCCGAAGTTCACCCACGGACCGGCTGCTTTGTCAATGCCGTCAAGGATGATGTTTAGTCCCTTGATCGCAAAGTTCAAGCCCTTTTCCATTGCCGAGATGACAGCGTTGATAACACCTTTGAACGCTCCGCCAATACCGTCAAAGATCGCCTTGCCAAGATTGGCTAGTTCAGCAAACCCTGTTTTGACTGCACCGAACACAAACTGGACAACGCCCCACCAAGCCATAAAGCCAGCCTTTAGGCCATCAATAGCTTTGCCAAAAATGTTGAACTTGACTTGTAGCGCAACCAGTGCCGCAATAATTGCGATAATGACTACGACTCCAGTAGCGATCCAAAGAGCCGAAAACGATGCTGTGAGTGCAGTGTTCAGTGCAAGTGTCAAAGCTTGGATCGTGTTGTAAATCGCAAGGCCTGCGTTAAGACCAATAATTGCTAAAGCAAACGTACCGATCACGGCTCCAAGAATGACAATAAGTTTTGTGTTTTCCTGAGCAAATGTTGAGAACTTTAAAAGTGCTGGAAGCATTTTCTGAATCAACGGTGCAACAGCTGCGCCGATTGACTCCTTGAACTCGCCCATCTGAATTGACAAGTTCTTCATTTTACCTGAGGTCGTGTTTGCAGCAGTCGAGGCTTGATTCTTAAATGTTGCACCCAAACGACCAAACACTTCGTCGGCGTCAGCGCCCTCCTCAATCAACGAAGCCAGTGCTGGATCTAACTTTTTGAGGGCTGTAAAGTTGCCGTTATACGCTTTTGACAGTGCATCTGAGACAGCGCCCAAATCTTTCCCAGTGCCCGCGGATACGTCAAGGGCGAGAGTGAGCAGGTCTTGGGCTTGAGCAACATCGCCAGTGCCTCGCACCAGTTTGTCGAGTGCCGGGCGAAGTTCATCGTCGGCGACAGCTGCGGCCATAGAAGTCTTGGTGATGAACTGCTCCACGGATGCGATCTGGGCGTCGGTTGCGTAAGTGACGTTCTGAAGTGTTAAACCAAGTTTTTCGGCTGCGGCTTCATCTTCGGCGAACGCTTTGACAGCATCAAAAGCGACAGCGCCAAGAGCTGCGATAGCGAGCCCTGCAGGGACCGCTGCTTTCTTAATAGCAAACGAGGCTTTTTGACCGTTGGTCTCAAGTTTTTTAAAGTCGGCAATCGCTTTATCTATGCCCTTGGGATTCCACTCAGAAATGATTGGGAGGTTGATAGCCATCAGTTGAACTCTCTTTGTGCATCAACCATGAACTGGTCAATGATCGGCTTTAAAGCCCGTTCAGTTTCGGCGACCATCTGATCTATGTCTTTCCACATATAGCGCGACGGTTCACCCTGAAGAGCTGACGCAAAATTAGGTCGGCGATACTTTGACTCTCGGCGCGACTTAGTGCCACCAGCACGGCCAGCCATGTCCGTAATCGCTACAGGAGCGCCCTTAGTAACCACTCGAACTACTGCGATCTGTTCAGCGCCAGCAGTCGCCGAACCCTTGCGAGGCTTGCGAGTGTTTAACGAGATCTGTACCTTCTTGACGTTCTTCCACCCAGTGCGACCGTTGTGATTCATCCCGCTTAACGGTGGTGTTGTTGGGATTCGACTGTTGATCAGATCCACCAAAGGTTGAGCCGCGACTTTCGTATCTTTGAGCAGAGTGCGACGGATAGCAGGGTTGATTTTCTGCATTTTCTTTAATGCGTCTTGCAGACCGTAAGTATCAAGTCTCACATCTGCAGCCATTAGGTTTTCTTTCTCTGCTCGTTAATGATCTGCACACAAGTTGCTAGATCGTCTGTTTCGAATGTTATTTGTCGAGGCCAGAACCCAGTCTCAACTAGCAGAGCTGCTAGCTGACGTCGGTGGCCTCCTGCGTAGGGACTGCGGATTCAGTCTCCACAACTTCTAGATCTTCTAACTTTTTGACGAACTCATCAAATGAGACTGGGACCGGGTGACCTTGTTGTTTGCTGGCCTCATAGGCCATGAACGCTAGGTCTTCCATCCCGATCCCATTGCTCAGATCTGATGCTCGTCGTTTGAATTTACGCTCCCACGAAATGATCACAAACAGGTTCGTGATTACTTGGTAAGTCTCACCATCGGTGAGTCGGACGCTAAGTGTTAATTTCATGGTTCTCCTAGTCGGGATTGGATCAGTTTACGGATTACGGTGTGGTGATGTCGCGTGCGTAAGTGCCACCCTTAAACACGGCCTCAACGACTGACAGTTCGCCGACGGTTGCGTTAATTGGCGTAACGGTCTCAAGGTAGCAACCAGTGAGGGTGTATTCAGGATTCGAAGCGGACTCGGTTGTTCCAGACGGGCTGACAACGATGGTGGAGGCAACACCGAACAAACTGTTCAAGTAGGTTTCCACTTCAGTCGTTCCGTAACCTTGGAACAAGGTCAGGGTCAATTCATTGCTGAACAACCCAGCCGTGTAGGTGCGGGATGTCTGGCCGAAGCTCGTGTTTTCAAGCGCCTCTGCCGTAAGGGTCAATACCGCTGCAGAACAGTTGCTGGTGAGCGCGATTGCTGACGGGCTGGTGACATTGACGGTTGGGTTTGATAGGTAAGTTGTGGGCATTGTTTGTCCTTTTATCTGCGGCTTGAGCCGATTCTAATTGTGAGGTCATAAGCAGGTAGATCTTGCGATCCGATCTGAGCAAGCGAAGGCCGTCCAGATACAACTGCAAGAGAAGAGTTCATCAGTTCATCAACGATTCCGAGTATGTACGTCGTAGAGTCGCTGTTGCCGGGTGGCGCGCCCAACACTCGGAGATCAATCGTGATGTCCGCCGTTTGGTTATTGAACGCAGTGAAAACAGGAAGCTCAATAAATACAGTAAGCGGTCGAGCGTTGCGAGGATCAGTGACAGGCTTAAGCCCGAGAGCCGTGATCGTGGCTGAGACAGCATCAATCGCGTCCGTGAAAATGCCTGCCATTTCATGCACACTGCGATCGTTTAATGCCGAGCAACTGGTTGACTCGACCCAAGGTCATTAGCGGTGGTCCTGTCATGTCACCAAACGACGCGTAACTGTCTCCAGTGGTCCCGCGTTCACGGTAAAGCCCTGCGGCGTAAAGCGTAGTTCCTAACAGTGCAGCACTGTCAGGGACAGTCGTGAGACTGTCGTGGTAACCAGCCTGCACGCGACGCCTGAAACACCAAGAGTTTGCAGCTGCGACACAAGTCGTTAGGAACGCCGTGTCATTTGCCGTGGCCGACGCGATCCCAAGAAACTCTTGAACAGCTGCGACAGTGGTCCATGTGCACGTCAAAGTCCATGTCAAAGTTCCAAACGGATCGGCTGCAGATCGTTCTAGATCGTCGCCGACATCTTGAAACATCAACTGGTTAACAATGATTTCGTTTTCGTTGTAAAGCAGGTCGCCTGCTTCGTTAACGCCAGCAAACAAGTTAACCGGTACAGCAATAACAATGTAGGTGCCGTTAAGACCGTGACCGAGTCCAGTGAGTGTGATTGTCTGGCCGACTGTTATGTCGGTTGCTTCGAGGGTCTGCACCACAGCAACATCGTCTAGACGCTGGTGATGCGTCACGCTAAATGTGGCCATGGTGCAGTCTCTCTACTTAGTCAGTCGGATCAGGCGAACGTGAACTTGACGAACTTGCTTGAGTCAATCATCAATGCGGCGAAGTAGCCACGGAACGCAATAGTGCGTGACAAGGTGGACGGGTTGTCCAACGAGATCGCGCCCTTCTGCTGTTCAAACAGTTCGTAACCAGATGCGTCGCCGACGATACAAGTCGCACTTGCAAAGTTGCGGTCAACAACAACTTGCAGACCAAACGCGTTTCCGTTGACTTGACCGGGTGCAAGATTACCAAATGCGTTCATCGGTCCGATCTGTGGGAATAACGGACGCTTGCTCGAATCCGACAAAGCAATCAAATCTTGCCAAATACCGGGAGCCACGAACAAGTGAGTCGGCAAGTTGCCATTTGACGAAGTGAGGATCGTTGCTGCAGCTTCAGCAATTTCAGCGGCCCAAACTGACGGGTCGTCAGTGTCGGCAGCGGTAAACGCTTGAGTTGTGGTTGCGCCAGCGACCAAAGTATCGGCTGCATAGTTGTCGGTTGCGTTGGCGTAGATACGGCCCATGTCGTCAAGCAAGATTGACAAGATTGCGGGATCGGTCCAATCAAGATCGGCTTCGGAGATGTTTACATAGCCACCGAAAATTTGCTTGGTGACCTGATTCGAACTCACCACGAAAGTGCCTGACTGGTTGGACATTTCGGCAAGGCTTGCACCAATGCTGGTGTGGGTCGTGACCTCGGGACGGATAAAGATCTTGCCTCCACCGGGCATCGACTTGGCACCGACTGCATCGACAACTGGACGGCGACCGACAAAGTTGTTGTAGACAGGCCCAAGGATTGGGGTTGGGAGCACACCGGGTGTGTCGCTGGTGACCACGTCGGGAGCTGCGGCGCGAAGTGCTTCGTGCATACGTTCCCAAGCAGTTCCGCCAGCAATGGCAGCACTCAAGTATTCGACAGCGGTCGGCAATTTTGCGTCGCGCTTAACGGCGGTTGCATAGATGGGTTGAGTCGCAACTGCGGCTTCAACGGTTGTGGGTTCTGACATTTCATCCTCCTCGGATGGTGTTGGGGTTGTTTCTGTTGGGGTTTCGGTTTCGTCGGGTTCGCTTTCATCGGGTGATGAGGCGGCGACTGAGTAGACCTGTGCTGATTCGTACGCTGGCACAGTGACAAGCGACAGTTCTACAAATCGGGCTTGAGAGACCTCTAGAGTCCCGTCTGACAGGCGCTTGAACTTGGTGGGGATTGCTCCGACCGAAACGCTGTCTAGCGCGCCGTCGGCAAGCAGTGCGAGAGCATCATCGGCGGCGCGAGTGGCGCTCAGTTTTGCCACGAACATCATGCCTTCAGAAGTTGATACGCGCTCGGTGACTCGACCAATGACGCGCGTGTCGTCGTGGTATTCCAAGAGTTTCGGCATTGGGCCGTCCTCGGGCAGTGAGCCCTCAAGAAAGACCACACTTTCACCACCACTTAATTGGGCCTTGACATTCCACGGGACAGCAAGGCCAGTAATTTGACGCGACGGTTCACCATCAGCGGACGCGTCCAGCGTGATCTGTTGAGCGGTCAATCTAATCATGAATATTCTTCCTCGCGGTTTCCTGAATCAAAAGCGGGTTCGCGCTCAACATTTCCTAGATCGTTTTCGTACACATAGTCGGAAACATCAAATTTGACGTAGCGTCCACGGGGCAAAAGTTGGTTCATTGACAGAGTCTGCTCAATGGCATCTAAATATTGTTTGGTGCCAAACAAGTAAAGATCTTGGCGTGCCTGTTGCGCGTTCTGGTAGGTGTAACCCTGAACGCCAATACCGAGCAAATAAGCAGGTATTCCAGTGGCCCGAGACAGTTCTAGCGACTGGAATTGACGCGACTCAATCAGTTGCAGTTTGTTCGGGTCACTGGAGAACTCTTTAAAAGTGACGACGCTGTTAAGTGCGCCAATGGCACCAACTTGTCGAGCGTTACGCCAAGCAGCTGCAAGTTCGGAAAGATCTTCGGCTGACATTGGTTCGGATGCGTCGGTTTGTTGCAACCAGCCAGCGGCAATTTCGTTGACAGCGAAACGGTCGGCGGCTTGCTGAAGTTTTAAGGCCGTCATGATTGCCCGGTTGCCTGTATAAAGCAGACCTTGAGTTGGTGCTAAGAATTGCACGACGTCATCGGTTGCAAGTGGGTAACCGTTGAATTCGACTTGGTCGGACGGGCCGAACCATTGCGGTCCAGCCTGATCCATGGTCGTCACCATTGCGGCGGGTAACCATTGGAACGAAAGCGGGCGTCCTGTGGCAGTGGATCGGCTGGTGATGTACCAGAATCCGCGACCGTGAAGCATAAGGTCCGTGACGAGCTGGGAGAAAATAAAGTTGCGCGTGACCTTGGGATCGGGCTGATCCATCCACGACTCGTTCTCCAAATAGATCTCTTCGTACTCTTCGCCAGTCCACTGGGTGGTGTAATGCTTAAGTTCTAAGCAGCCAACCATGGACGCAATCATTTGAATCGAGCGGGCAACAGTGGGAACAGAGAGGGCCAGTTCTTGCGACGCCCCGACGGAGTACGTATAGAACTGACCCACCTGTGCGGCAGAACCTGCTGCAGCCTGTATCGGCGCGGACGCAAACGCAGGGGTTGCGCTTACTTTCTTGCTACCGAAAAGAGCCATCACTAGCGATTCTCTCACACTTTTTGTTCTGTGTTAAGTACCCTCAGCCAAAAGCAAAAGCGGCACGCGACGACCGTACTGGTTTGGACGCAAGCATGATTCCCCACACGGCACAGCGCGCCAACTCAATCGGACCGGGTGACTTCTGCGAACTAAGAACAATAGACCCGCCAGTTTTGACGGCCACGGCTCGAGCGAGATGTTCGGCCAGTGCAATATCGCCAGTGTGGTTGACGCGATCCTCCACGATCATGGCGCGACAAGCTGCAGTCCATTTGAGTAACTCGGCGTAGCCGACGATTTGCATACGACGCCGTAGGTCTGGGGGACAGTGAATTTCTAGCGACGGGGTGACAGCAAGTTTTACCGTTTGGTCGTGCATGATCCGCACAACTTCCTCCCACATTTGTGCAGCCGACTCGACAACAAACGCGACCGACACAATCACGCGACCGTCATCAAAAGCAGTTGAGATTCCGACGTAGCGCGAGTCGTCAACCGATGAGTCAATGGTGAGCCACTGGGTCGGTGGTGCTGGTTTGTCGGATTTGCGATCATTTTGTATGTGGCGCTGCGCATGATGTACGAAGGCGCGTTTCAGGTGATGCCGTTGGTATAGGGGAAATACCTCCCCTAAACCAACCGCTCCTGCTCCTTTGCTGCC